TGGCAGAAAAGGGCTTGGTTGACCCACAAGCCGCGTCAATGCGGATACTTGAGGCGGCGCAGGTTGAGGAAATTGAAGAGCTAATGCCCAAGCCAGACCCAATGGCCGAACAAGCTCAACAGGCTCAAATGATGATGCTTGATTTGGATATGCGCCTCAAGTCGGCGGAGATTGACGACACGATGGCAAGTGTGCAGCAGCGCTTGGCCTCGGCACAAAAGGATATGGCGGACGCAGACGCCACCGAAATTGAGAGCCGCATGGCTCCAATGCAAGCAAGAATCGAAGAACTAAAACTGATGAAGGAGGCTCTTAGTGTTCAGCGAGAGCAATTTGGAGGAATGGCGGGCCAACGGCCTAACTGAAGAGATTATCGGGGTTCTTAAAAAGACCGCCGAGCTACACAAATCTCTGATGCAGGACGCTTGGTTCAACGGTCATGAGATTGACCCAGAAGAAAAAGGCAAGGTGAAAGCAATGTTCAGTATGGTCGATGACCTCGAAAACGCTTCCGCCGACGATTGGAACAAGATGAAAGAGGCAATGAATGAACATCAAGCCAACCGGATTTAACGTTGTCGTTCAACCGGACCCTATCGAAGAGAAAACAGCGGGCGGGCTGCTCCTACCCGGTGACAGCATCGACGCTGAGACCCGCACCCAAACGATGGGATCGCTGGTTGCAGTTTCGCCAATGGCGTTCAGATGGCCTGACTGGCCCGAAGGCTCACCCCTTCCACAAGTGGGTGATCGGGTGATGTACCAGAGATATTCCGGTGCGTCCTCAAAGGTTGGCGATCAAGATCAGATCGTCATCAAGGATGAAGACATTATCGCAGTGATTGAGGAATGAAATGACAGAGCAGATTGACATTATCGAAGGTGAAAGCACACCTCAGCAGGTTGACTACGAAGGCGAGGCCGTAAAATACGGATGGAAACCAGCGGACGAATGGGAGGGTGACGGCCACATCGACGCTGAGAAGTTCATGACACGCGGGCCGGGCTTATCACGTAAGCAAAGTGATCAAATCCAAGCCCTTCAAAAGCAGGTCACAGACCTTACAGGGGCAGCGGAGCGAACCGAAAAGTCAGTCACCGAGCGGGTTGCCCGCACCGAAAAGGCTCTTAAGGCGGCGCACGATGCGAACCTTGAGATTGAACTGAAGCGGGTTCGGGATAAGCAAACGGCAGCGGTTGAGATTGGTGACACGGAGGCATTCAACGAGGCCAAGGCCGAAGAGGACAGCCTTCGCAAGCAACCAGAGCCAGAACCACAGAACACGGTCCCAGAGTCCGAAAAGCAGGAAGTTGATGCTTGGGTAAAGGCGAACCCATGGTTTCAAACCGATCCGGCAATGCATGTACAGGCGACCAGCGTTTACAACGCGGCCCTTGCGATGGGTAAGACCAACAGCGAAGCCCTTGCCGCTGCGGAACAGGCCGTAAAGGACCAATACCCCAGCAAGTTCGAGCGCCCCAAGCCCCCTGCGGTTGACGGTGGTGGTTTGGGCGCAGTGGAGGGCGGCAAAAAGGGCTGGTCTGACATTTCGAGAGAGGACCGCGCACAGGCCCAGCAGTTCATTGACGATGGAACCTTTGACGCCCTCGCCAAAGCGCAGAACATTACCCCCCGCGAGGCGTATGCGAAGAAATATTGGAGTGAGTAAGATGAAGAAAGAAAGTCGTGAAGAGAGTTTGACCAAATCCCGCCGCCGCCGTGGTGGGCCTATCGGTGAATCGAACAGAAAGCTCGTTTTGCCAGCCGGTTTTGAAGAAGATCCGGCATTTGATTATCGGTGGGCCAACGAGGACGGCACGCGATTGCACAATCTAACAGTCGCTGACGACTGGGATTTTGTGGAGACTGAACAGGGCAATACAGGTTCAAAAGTCAGCCATGTTGCTGGTGTGACCAAGGAGGGTACACCTCTCAAAGCCTATTTGCTCAGGAAGAAGAAAGAATACACCAAAGAAGACCGCGCGGCCAAGCATCGTGCAATTGATGAACGTGAAGGCAAAATTAGCCGCCCTCTTGAAGGGGGTGAACTTAGCGGCTCTGGATACGTTCCGAGTGGCGGAATTTCGTTGGAAACGAAGTCTTCCCTGTGAGCCGCGATTAATCAATAATCGGAGGCAGATATTATGGCAAATGCCGATATCCCTCGCGGTCTTTCTGTGGCCCGCGATCAAGCAAGCGGTGTGATGACTGGTGGCGCTGGCCGCTATTTCATCCCCGACACAGACACACAGCCAGCCTATCTGGGTTCTCTCGTTAAACTCTCTGGCGAGGGTGACGCGGACGGCGTAGCGGCTGTTACGGCGAATGTCGCGGCTGGCGATCAGGTTCAGGTTCTTGGCGTGGTTGTTGGAATTGACAGCCTTAATCGTGACGACGCTGTGCATCGTAAGGCATCTGAAGCGCAATATGTTTTTGTTGCAGACGATCCTCGCCTCATCTTTGAGGTCCAAGAGGACGGTAACAGCGCGGCAGAAGGTGCTCCACTTACTCCGGCAGACATCGGCACCGAGAAGGCCCTGACGGGCTTGCTTGCGGGTTCTGACCTTACGGGGCGTTCGGCTATCGAAATCGATTCCGATGGTGCTGGAACAGACGTTATGATTCTGGGCCTTGTCCAGCGTGACGACAATGAAGTGGGGGACTATGCCAAGTGGCGCGTTCGCCTGCAAAACCATTCGTTCCGCGATAACGCGGCAACAGCAGTTTAAGGAGTGTTAGCATGTCAGGTGTAATCACAACCGGCGCACATCCAAAGGCGCTGTGGGAAGGTGTCCACGAATGGTTTGGGCAGGAGTACAACAAGCACGCGAAGGAATATTCGCAAATCTTCGACATGAAGTCTTCTAAGAAGAAGTATGAAGAAGATGCGGAGACAACCGGCTTCGGTCTGGCTATCAAAAAGCCAGAAGCGACCTCGGTTTCCTACGACAGCCACAAGCAGGGGCATACGGCGCGTTACGTGCATGTGACCTATGGCCTTGGCTATATCGTGACCATGGAAGAGCTGGACGATAACCTCTATGCAGAGGTTTCCCGTTCTCGCGCTTCCGCGCTTGCGTTCTCCATGCGCACTACCAAGGAAATTGTTGCGGCCAATGTCATGAACCGCGCCTTTAACCCCGCATATACCGGGGCTGATGGTGTGGAGATGATTTCGGATGCTCACAATACCGAGGACGGCACGCAATCGAACAAGCTCGCCATTCCTGCGGACTTGAGCGAAGCGGCCCTTGAGGACTTGCTGATTCAGATTGGTGGGGCGCGAAATTCTCGCGGCTTGCAGATTGCCCTTCGCGGTATGAAGCTGATTATTCCCCGTCAGCTTGAGTTCGAAGCGCACCGGATCATGAATTCCAACCTTCGTGTTGGTACTGATTTCAACGATCCAAACGCGCTTCGCGAGTTGGGCAAAGTCTCCAATGGTATCTGCATGAACCATTACTTGACCGATCCAGACGCGTGGTTCCTCAAGACGGATGCGCCCAATGGTCTTTGCGGGTTTGACCGCAAGGAACAGGCGTTCACTCGCGACAACGATTTCGACACGGAAAACGCCAAGGCTAAGGCGCTTGCCCGTTATTCGTTCGGCTGGACAGACTTTCGGGGCGTCTTCGGCTCCGAAGGCGCTTAAGATAGGGTCGGGGGCTTCGGCCCCCTTTCCACATGAGAGACGAATTTAAACCACATAGGCACAACGCCATATGTGACCGATGCGGCTTCAAGTACAAGTCGGATCAATTGCGACGTGAGTGGAATGGTCTTCGCGTTTGTGCTGGCCCGGCCACAAATGATTGCTGGGAGCCACGGCACCCCCAAGAATTTCAGAGATTTACCCCCGATAAGCAGGCCCCCGAATGGACGCGGCCTGAAGGGGTGGACAAGTTCCTCGCCACCAATGAAGTGAGCGCTGACGACCTATGACATTAGTTCAACAAATCTGCTTGGATGCGCTTGAAGAAATCGGGGTCGCCTCGATCCATGAGCGCCCATCGGAAGAGTATTATGCGCGCGCTTTGCGTCGGCTGAATATTCTTCTGAAGGCAGAGCAGGGCGCTATTTCCTTCCTCAATACGCGGGCGAACTTTACAGTAAGCAATGTGCCGGGTCACGCGCTTTCAATACGACCGATCGAGATTACAGCGGCGACGTTCGTTGATGGCAACAGCACCTCACCGCTGACCAAGATCACCCGTCAGGAATATGACAACTTACCAGCCTCAAGCGGTACGCCTACGTTGTTCTATTATGACCGTCAGGTGGATACGGCCACGATTTATCTATGGCCTGTTCTCGACCTCGCAACAGGGCAAACGGTCCAGTTTACCTATGAGCGTGAATTCGCGGATATGGCGCTGGAAGACAACGTAGATGTGCCGAGCGAATGGGAACGTGCGGTCAGAGGATTACATTCAATTCTCCAAGTGTCGCGAAGGCACGGGCGGCGGCGGGTTCTATTCTTCAGTAACCGTAAACGCGGTGATTTCAGCGGATGCGGGCTTGGCTGCTTTTGATGCGCTTTATGGGGCTTCGCCTCTTGTCTTCCCCGATAACAAAATACTTAAATTCACGTCTGACAATGGCGGGGCTATTGGACGGTTACTCCAATTCTATCCGGCCACAGAATACGACAGGCCGGGCTTGACGTGGTTTGACGAAAACGACCGTCTTAGAGTCGCGCTTAATTACCACACACTCAATGTCCTCGACGACGCGGTTCATGCCGCGTTAGAGGTCAAAACGTCTGCCGATCCGGCGGGCGATGAGCCTTTGAACATGCGGACACGGTTCTCTATTGGAACCGATGCAGACTATGTGCAGGCGTCCTTCAACGATGTTGATCAGGTCCGGTTTCGCGGGGCAAATCAATATTATCTCTGGGCGCAAGACGATCAGGTCAACTTTGAGCATGTAAAGATCAACCCAGACAGTCACGAAACGGGCTTCTTGTCTGTCTCTGGGCGCATGAAATACGGTTATGATAAAGACCTTGGCGCGGGCGTTATCCGAGGTGAATCCGGCAAGGCGATCATGCTTTACACCAATGGCCGCACAGGGGCGGATTGGAGCCTTGCGCTAGATGGGGTAAACAAGCAAGTTCGATTGGGTGCGCCTCTTGCGTACCAGCAGATCAGCCGCGCCGCACTGAGCGCTTTGGACGTAACAGCCAGCCGAGACCACAACTATATCCTGAACAACGCTGACATTGCAGATGTCACCTATAATGGGATTGTTGATCTTGCTGCGGGCGGCACGCATCGGGTGCATGTGTACTCTGATGGCACAAGTTGGCGGTATCGTTAAGTGGACGTTCAGTTTCTCACCGAGGCCGAGCTTGATGGCTCCGCACAGGGCCTTAATGCGGCTGACTGCTTTAACCTATATGCTGAAAAAGGGTCAGGCCGATCCAGCCTTGTAATGAAGCCATGTCCCAACGGGATAGAGAGTTACGTTGTCCCAGATCCGACACAGCGGGTTCGGGTGATGGATCACATCACCATTGGCGGCGGGCGGCAACAAGTCGTGATGATCGGCAAGGAGGTCGGCGAGCTTTCAAACGGGGTGTTCACATCCAGAATCACACTGCCAAAGGTTCCACGCATCTTCACCAGCCTGAACGGGGAAATAATTGTCGGCTTTGAAGAGGTAACAAGCGCTGCAAACGATTTGCAGTATGCGGCAATCATTCCGGTTGGATCGATTTGGGCGCTATCGCCGCAGACATTCCCAGCCTTCACGGGAACAATTGGCGGCAGCACGTTCACTGATAGCACCGGACCATCCACCCTAACAACGCACAAGGGAAGGGTGATTGGATCACAGGCCAATCTATTCCGTTGGTCTGATCTCTTAGATGGCAAAAACATACCGGGGCTGGCCTTCTACGTCAATGGTGAAACAGGCGTTGATTTCGCTGTTTCTATCGAGACTGACAAGACATTCCGCCTTTTGGGTGGGTTCAAGCCTATGCCGCTATCGTACAACGAGATAATGGCAATTCCTGCGCCTGACGCTGGCACAAAATACGTGCAGAACGACGCGCACACGGCAGATGTTGCTTTCAACGCTGTACTTGTGAAGGGCGGTGGAAACCAGTTCGCCCCGGTGTTCTTTGACGGCACAGATTGGCGCTTTGGCTGATGGATGTTGAATATCTTACAGAAAGCGCGTTAGGGCCGGATGCCGGAGAAGGTTCAAATACTGCGGATCTTCTGAATTTTTTCCCTGAAACAGTTAAATCTGGTGGACGCTCACGGTTGATCTTTAGGCCATGCCCCGACCTAGAGACTCAATACGAAATTCCAGATTCATCAAAGTGGGTCAAAATACATCAGCACACCACTCAATATGGCCTTGACTTCTTGGTTGTCAGTGTAGGGAATGAAGTAGGAACCCCCTATTTTGGGGCCGATGCCTTTTCAGTTTGGGCAACACTGCCAGATGAGCCGCAGGGCTTTACAAGTATCAATGGTGATCTGGCTGTGCGAACGGCAGTAGGGCGCTCTGGTTTCCCATTTAAATACGGGGTTCTAACTCCGGTGTTTAATGCGGAACTTGGGGGGCCTTACACGTTTTCGCCTCAACCCACTCCGATAGCAACATCGGGCAGACCCCCGAAATCAATGACGACACATCGTGGTCGCGTTGTTAGCGCAGATACAAGCAATTTCTACTGGTCTGATTTAGTCGATCCAACAACGCACAATGCCTTGCAATTCGCCAGTGCGGAATCAAGTCCTGATAATATCGAAGTTGTTGTTGGAGTTGGGGAATATCTCTACATCTTAGGGAATGAAACCACAGAGGTTTGGCGAATTTCTGGGCAGGCGGGCGTAGATGCCTACAATAGGCCCACGATTAGAGAAAACCACGGGCTTCTATCTCGTAGGCTTTTCAGTCTGGCCAATGACCTTAGCCCGGCAAATTCGGCAGAAGAAGAGTATTTTTGCGAAACAGGGGATGGTGTTTTTTTCATAAACCAGAACAGCGTTCCGGTTCTTGCTATCGATGGAAGGTTTCAGGAAATTTACCACCCCGGCGTCGTTTCTGACATCGAAGACACCTCAAGAATAGGTGTTAAAAACCCGTTTGTTGTTTCACGCCCCGTATCCCGTCTCTTTTACTATGAGTTTGAGGGGCATCGCTTTTGCGTTATTCGGTTCAATGATCGACCAGCGTGGGTTTACGACATTTCTATGAATATGTGGCATCGGCGAAGCACTGGCGGCGGTGCATGGGAGGTCGTAAATGTTGTCGGGCGGGATACGCCAAGCGCCCATGTTTTATCTGCGGATGGGTCGCAGAAAATTGCCACTTTCGTCCGTAAAAGTAACGCAAGTGAGATGCGGTCAATGACCACATTGCCTATTGAGCAAGGTGGGGAAAGATACAATGTCGGTATGCTCGGCTTGAGGGGCGAGATGGGCGACAATGACCACGATATTCAGATATCTTTGGAGTTAAGCCCAGACGGCGGACGGACTTGGAGCCAGCCGATCCCTCAAACTGTTGAAGGGTCTAACTTCCAAACATTGGCAAGATGGCGAGCGCTGGGGCAGTACCAGACGCTTACATGCAGGTTCTCATATTCCGGCTCGGCTGATGTGGCACTGTATTCTCAGGGGGAGATTGAAATTGCGTGAATATCTTAGGGTTTGGCGGGGTTTCAGCTTCCTAGACAAGAAGGGCGAACCAACCCTTGAGTTTCAAAAGTGGGTCGATGACCTGATCAACGAATTAGAAGACTGCAAAGCGCAGATCGCGGCATTAGATGCCCGCATTGTTGCGTTGGGAGGATAGTATGGGTTGGCCGATGATTATTGGTGGTTTGCTTGGCGCTGGCGCGTCTCTGATTGGGTCCAACAAGGCCGCAAAGGCGCAAACTCAAGCTGCGGACCAGAAAATTGAATTTGCCCGCGAGATTAACGACCAGAATGTTGCACGCTTTGAGCCATATGCGCAGGTGGGGCAGAATGCCTTGTCTCAGTATTCTAACTTTTTGCAGGCCGATAATCCTTTCGAAAGCCGCTATTTCAACAACTTATTGACGCGAGGTATGGATCAGATCGACGCCCGCACCATGGCGAACGGGAACTATAATTCTGGCGCTCGACGGGTTGCCCTTGACGATTACCGCATGGATACGGTGGGCAGATTTCAGGACAACTACCTCAACCGCCTCGCTGGGCTTTCTCAGTTGGGGCAAGCGTCCGCCGGAATGCAAGCCAATCAAGGCAACATTATGGGCCAGAACATCGGCAATGCTTTGTCGGCCAAGGGTAACGCTCTCGCAGCGAATTACACCAACTTTAGCAATACGCTGAATGACACAATAGGCAATGGCCTTAGTGCGTATGCCTACATGCAGGGAGCGGGTTAATGCTCAACGCTAACATCATCTTGCAGCAGCGGCGGGTAAATCCGCTTGCCGCGTATAATCAGGGCATTCAAACGCGCTCGGCTCACGATGATATCAAGCGCAAGAATGACTTGCAGAAGTTCCTTAAGGCGCGAGGCGGGGATTTGTACCGAGGCGATCAGAATGCACTTGCGGAATGGGCGCAGCATGACGTTCAGGGCGCAGTGGCATTGCGGAGCCAGCATCAAAATATGGACCTTCGCCAGCGAGCAGACCAACGTGCGCAAGCGCAACATGCCCGTGCGGCGGCATCTGCTCGACGGGCAGCATCAAGCGCGGCGGCGCGTGAGCAAGAGCTTGCCGAGTTGAAGAAGGCGCAGCACTTTATCACAGCCGGTCAAATTGCACTCAAAACGGGTAGAACCGCAGAATTCATGGCTGAGAATGAACTTGAATTGCCCGAAGGCATGGGTCTTGAATCAGTTTTAGCGGATGCAGCGGTTGAGGCTGGGCTTTTCGAGCAGGCATTGTCGATGGTTACGCCCGAAGAGCCGAAAGAGCGCGAGGTTATGAAGGCCGCTGATGGCTTCAACTACTATAAGGACGGCGATAAAGAGCGGGTTTTCCCAAATGTT